TTCTCGAACGGAGCGTCGGGAGGTTACATGGCCGCCGACGAAGCTGGGCCTAGTGCAGCAACTCACGCTTCGGGATTTGCTCCTTACGGCATTGGCGTTGACATGACGCTATCTTTGATTCGCGAGGATGGGTGGTTACGCTACACGTCAGAAGGTGAGTGCCAGCCAATCTACTATACGACTGAAGCAGCGTGGCGCGCAGCACACTACAACGCCAACACGTTCACCTGGTACGATCTCCCGACGATCTCTCAGTCCGCTACGGTCACGCTAACGGGAAAACCCTCACTCACCATCTACTATCACCCAGTCATTCCGGGCTACTGGACGGATGGTGACCCCACGGTTCACTGGTATAGCAACGTCATCCGTGCGTGGAAGGGAGATGTGGACCAGGAACAGTGGGTGCTCCCAACGCTATTCACTTACGATGGTGTGACGGCTTACTGGTCAAACAATGGATCATATCCCTACGTCATTGACTGGACGATGGATGATGTGAGCGTCTACGTGCTCACAGGTGGGTACCATCTAGATCCGAGCGACCCACCCACATATTACGATAACGAGCCTTACGCTGTTTGGCGCATCAGTTGGACGACGGGCGACATCGACATGATGGGCATTCCCATGTGCGCGAACAACGCGAACACGCCATCGTTCATGTCATTCACGCCACGAACAATCCTGGCCGCCGGGGGATATGTCTTCGTTGGGAGCGCCAAGACAGAAGGTTCCTCTGGGCACCCCGCTATTCTGAAGCTCCGATACGACGATCCGGCAGAGACTCCGTGGGGCATGTCGTATGTGGACTACGGCGCATATGGATGGGTTGCTACGCTCGCGGGAGAGTCCGGCACAAACAAGTGGTACGGCACCGCAACGATTGTTGGTGGTTCCTATGACCTCGTCTCTTGGTCGGATGCGTGGTTTCGCGTTCGCACGACGAGTGCTCCGTCCTCGGTCGCCATCTGGGCATACGACGATCAAGCGATAGTCTACGAACCCGACCCCGTAGAGGGATTCCAGATTGTCTACACACCGGACGCTGGAGCGACGTGGGAACGTCTGTGCTACGACTTGAACTTCAAACCGTATTCAGTCTACGGGGGACTGACGTGGAAGCGGGACTATGTGCTTTTCCCGGTCCGACAGTGGCCCTACGGTTCTCCGGACAACTGGAACATGGGCATCTTCAAGAAGGTGGACGAGGAAGACGGGCCCGTGGCGTTCATCGGGAACACGACAGAGATGATGTGGGGTGGACCATGGTTCGGCACAGCGGACGCATCTGCTGAGTTCCCGCCTCCGCTAGTGACGACGCCAGGAGCTATATCATGGGCGGACTTCACAGTTCCATTCGCTCCTGCGGGAGTGGGTACCCGAGTGCTCTTTGGGTCCGGATACACATACGCGAATCTCCGCACGGCTCCCCGTCGGTACGCTCTTACCTATGATGGCGGTTCAACGTGGATGGACATCACGGACTCGGTGACGGACTACAACGAGGGCGACTTCCCGGCAGCCAACACGACGTATCCGTTCTATCTTGCAATGCCAGCGGATGTCACGTCCGGTGAGCCCGGACAACCGTTGACGGTCATTCGGGACGGAACGGGTGCAATCTACCGTGTAGTGTGGGAAGATGGTCACCCGGTGGATTACATGTCTAGCCATCGCACGCTAGCGATTCGGGGGTTTGGACAGGATTCAGGCACAGGCGAATTCGTGGACTTTGTGTTTGCTCGCGTCGATACACTTGATGTCTATAACGGTCAACCTGCGTATGCGCGGGACTTTTACGGATGGACAGCGGACGCGACGAACTTCTATCTCGCTGTCGGACACTACTACGCCGATGCGATCTACCAAATCAATAGGGCGAATGGCAGCACTCGCTACCTCGGCACAACAAATCCGGAGGCTTCGCACACGGACCACGGGACCGCGTTTGAATACACGGGAAACACCGCAGCCATCTATCCTCACACGCTTCAGGGAGTGGGGATGCTTGACGGGAAAGTGTATATCGGTGGGACGGACTCAATTACGTGGACCGGATTCCTACGTGTAGCACCAAACGCTAACGTTTGCGATGTCATCTATGCTCCGGTGCCTGTTGGGAGCGCGGGCGATCCGTGGATTCTCAGCGTTGTAGACGGGGACCCAGATAGACTGTGGGTGGCACTTAGCGGGGGAAACCCCGCAGTCAATGGTGCGTCCACGTCACTTTGGACATACACAGCAAACGGAACGTGGACAGATGTAACTGCTGGATTGCAGAACTATGCGCCACCAAACCGCTTGTATCATTTCCATCCGACGTGGGCCGGGTCTGGTGGACGTTGCTTGGCGGTCTACTTTGACCGAGATGTAAGTGACGACTGGATCGTTCGGATGGACTGGACAAGTGATGCGGGAGCAACATGGACGCGAGTGTTTTCTGGTATTCAAGACGCTAATCCCACCGTCAACGGATTCCTTGACCTTGCAACGCCCTTGTCCGCGGTGGAGTCCGATGGGGTTATCACACTTACGATGGGAGAATACTGGTACCCCGATCCCAACACACCATATGCCGCAGAGACGACGTTCCATACGTTCCAAATCGACGCAGCCAACGGACAGGTGACGGATCTTGGAATCAACTCTCAGCGATGGGAGACGGGGGACGTAGGAATTTCCATCCCCGGCTCGGCTGCGACCTGGTCTGTTATTGGTCCGACGACAACAAACTGTGACCTCCAGTATGCGACGATCTACGGGGGAAACACGGTTACTGTGCGCGGAGAGAACTTCACACCCGGGACAGTGCTTTCTCTGGGCACCAGTTTCAGTGCTGACATCAACTTGACGGCGACTTACATCAACACAACAGCGATGAGTTTCGTGACGCCGAATTTGATTGACACGGTGGTAGGACCCGGGACAGGGGTCATCCGAGCATACAACCCGTGGGCCGTATCGTGGTTCCCATGGTCGGGCACCGCAAACGTGTTCTTCCAGCTAGGTCCCGCGAACTTTGATAGCGTTGTTCCGAATACCTCTCCGGTCACTGGTGGTGCTGGCTTGCTTATCACGGGAAACAACATTCACTGGAAGACGCTTACGAGTGTGGGATTCGGACAGAGTGGATACACTTTGTCAGCAAACCAGATGTCCAATGGCGTCACGATCATCTCAAACACGCAAGCGTTTTGCATCATGCCGGACTTGTCCTGGTATTACGACGACCCGGTTGTTGGTGGAACTGTCGTCAGCTTCGTCTATCCGGTGCATCAGGGGTCGTGGGACGGTGGGCAGGCCGCGACACACTTAATCACAGGTCTCCCCGTCGCGTAACCTCAAACAGGTGCTCTAAATAGGTGCTGTTATGCCAAGTATCCTCACTCAGAACTATCACGCGCATCTCGCAACGGAGTTCAAGTCCAGACTCGCGTGGTCGGAGACTATCGATGCGCTCGCCGCGAACGACTCCATTTCCTCAGAAATCTACGGCACCTTGACGAGTTCTGCCAATACGGTGGCGCTCTATCTCTTTGTCGGTCGTCCGTCTCCGTGGACTGTGGACGTGGACCCACCGACTCCGGAAGAGAGTCCTCAGGTGACAGGATTTGACTACTGGCGGAACATGCTCGCGGCGAAGCGCGTTTCGGCAGCAAACACCTGTCATGTTGTTCCCCGTGTGAACTGGGCGAACGCAACCGTCTACACGCAGTATGACGATACGGTGGACTTGACGGGCGAGCAATTCTACGCGCTAGTGCTGGACGGAGGCACGACGTATCAAGTCTACAAGTGCTTGTGGAACGCGAACGGTGCGGAAAGCACCGAGCAGCCTACAGGAACGGACGTGACTCCACAGACGTATGCGGACGGATACGTGTGGCAGTATCTCTATAGTTTCCCGTCGCTCAATGAGAAGTTCCTGTCGGAAAGCTGGATGCCCGTCTATGCGAACGCCTCAGTTCAGGCGCAGGCTGCGCTCGTCCCGCTGGAACTCCCGACTGAAGTTCCGCTCTTGATTGAGGGCGCGGGGTCGTCCTACAACTCCTATTCCAACGTCACTTGCACGCTGGACGGAGACGGAACGGGTGCGACGGTCGCGAATGCGGGCGTCACCGTGCAGGGAGGCTCTATCGCGTCTATCGCGTTGCTCACGGGCGGGGAAAGCTATACGAATGTTGCGTCTATCAATGTTTACCAATTGGGCGCAAGCGCCGCGACGGTACGCGCAATTATCCCACCGTATCCGGGGCATGGATACGACCCCATTCATGAGCTTCAGGCAAAGCATCTCATGTGCGTAGTGCAGTTCGCGAACGATGAGGCGGGAAAGCTCACAGTAGACAACAATTTCCGGCAAGTTGGACTTCTGGCAAACCCGCTGCTCGCGAACGGATCGCTTGCGACGGACACGACTTACAAGCAGACATGGGACGTGACGCTCCAAGCGGGCGGAAGCGTCTACAACCCTGACGATCTGGTGATAAATACCACAAAGGACCCCTCACCGTCCGGAGTCGTCGTTGACGTGCTGGACGCTGGCGCTGGTAAACAGCTTGTTCGCTTTACGAACGTCAATCCTCGCGGCTTGGCAGAACCATTCAGTTACGGGGATGTGCTCAAGGTTGGCGGACTGTATCCGTCAACTGTATCGGACGACACAGTAAGCGGACCAGAACTGCTCCCCTACTCAGGACATGTGCTCTTCGTGAATCAGCGTATTCCAGTCACGCGGGGATCTGGTGAGACGCAGGATCTCAAGATCGTTCTTCCTTTTGGATAAGACACTCCTATGGCGCTTTCAAATAGCACAACACGCATCCTTCGGACGACCTACTACGACGACTTCTACGAGCAGGCGACGGACGATCCAACTCTGTTCCGAGGGCAGGAGTTCGACTTCCACCGCATCTTGTTCCGTCCGCGTTACGCCGTCCAGTCACGGGAACTCACCCAGCTTCAGACCATCCTTCAGGCACAGATTGAAAAGCTCGGTACCGCGAACTTCAAGCACGGACAGCCCATCTTCGGGGCTGAGATGGCGATCAACAATGGCGTCATCAGCGGGAAGGTCGTTCCGGGGGCAAACGTTGCCGCATTCTTTGACCGGGATCTGAACCTTGGGACTATCATCGCGTCAAGCGCGAACGTCATTGCGACAGTTCGCCAGTATGCGTCTGTGGACGAGGGATACTCCGACGACTATCTCGTCTTCAAGTATGAGGGCGCGGACACTTACGATCCAGGCGACACGGTGTCGATTGTGGGGAGCGCGACAACGAATGCGGACTTCTCCAGCGATGCGTCTGGAGTGTTCAACAATGCGTCTGTGTTCACCGTTACCGAGGGTTGTTTCTTCATCTCTGGATTCCTAGTTCGGTTCCGTCCTCAGACCATCACACTTGCGCTGGACACGAATCGTCCGGATGCTATCGTCGGCATTCTCGTCAACGAAGAGGTGCTGGATGAGCTAGACGACATCGTAGGCGACACGCTTCTCGATCCGGCGAACCAGAACGCGCCTGGCGGACATCGCCTCCGCCTCCGTCTGGTGCTCGCGAGCTACGGACTGGACGTTGAGCCGCCCGCAAACTTCATCCAGCTTGCGAAAGTTATCAAGGGTGTCATCCAGTATACCAAGAACGTGTCGGACCGCTTCGTCAAGTGGAGCGAACTCCTAGAGACGCTAGCGCGCCGGACGTATGACGAGTCTGGTAACTACATGATTCGTCCGTTCGCCCCAATCATTGACGTGGACCCCGACTCTGAGGATCACTTCCGTCTCACCGTGGGCCCAGGAAAAGCCTACGTGCATGGATGGGAAGTAGACAAGCAGGAGCCGACCAATCTATCGCTCCGCAAGGGACGGGTTACCGCGAACGTCACGAACAAGTCACTTGGACTTCAGGTCGGAAACTACGTGCGCGTGAACCGTGTCGCAGCGGCTGTGCCGTCGGACTTCTTTGCCAACACGACGGTGGTGGACCTCCACAGCATCTCCATTCCGGAGATTGACACCGCGAACGGAACAACTTATACGTGGTCCAAGATCGGAACCGCCAAGATCCGGATGCTGGAAACGTCAGACGTTCCAATCCTACCGGAACAGTTCGCGAACAACAGCGTCTACAAGCTGTTCTTCTATGACACCCGCTTTGAATCTCTCTCAGGAAACTGCACTGGTGGACAGGTCAAGGCTAACGGGGCTGTAGAAGCGACTGTGCTACTTGGACCAGGATTCCCGGGTATTGAGGACAGCATTGTCGGTACGACCATCGTTATCGGTGGGTCCGCATCTCCCGTGCGCGGGACGTTCACCATCAACGCATACAGCATTTGCAACGCTTCGCACGCGAACGTGGAGTTCCGCGAGCCGTTGCCAAGTGTGCCAAGCGCCAACACCACCTATCGTCTCCTGTATCAGCAGAAGGACATCGACTCGTTCGCACTCTATGACAACACCGTCACGATGAGCGACGTGTATCCTAACAACTTCTCGTTCCAGGCAGATGTGGACACGGTGAATGGAAAGGTTGGAACTGCTCCGTGGCGGTTCACCGTCGTAGAGGGAACGAGCAAGAACTCCCTCATCTACGAAGTGGGCGACAAGTTCGTGGTTGCGAACACGCTCACGACCGCGACCTCAACGTTTGAGTCATGGATTCCGACGACCGAAAACGGGACGATGAATCCCGCGAGCGGGACGAGCAACGCGAACATCACACTATCGGTCGTTGGTGCGGAATTCACGCTCCCGACTGGCACTTGGGATGCCGAGACCGCACAACGCTATCTTGTCATCTACGATGAGACCTCTACAGACGAAGATGGTTGGGGACGCATCGTGCAGTTCTCCGACATTGCTCCGGTTGTCGCAACACCATACATCTCTGACGTAAGTGTCGTTCAGAACGGATCGCAATACGACATCTCGTTCACTTACCATCACTCGTCAACGATGTCTGGAGTCCGGACGTTCATCGGATTCGCTCGCTGCACAGTGATTGGTTTGCCAGTCCGGACACAGACGCTTGTGCTGGGCGACTCCAATGCCGCCTACACGACGAGCGCGAACTCGATTCATAAGGGACAGGTAGAATACTACGAACCGAACAACACACCGGGATTCGCGTATTCGCTCCTAGTGCCGAATGTGTTCACGCTCAAGAAGGTCCTGTTCAAGACGACGAACGCTGATTTTTCCAACACAGACGTAACGACCGATGCGTCGGATGTGACGGAATTCTTCACACTCGACACAGGAATGCGCGACAACACGTTTGAATACGGACGTGCTATCGTCAAGCAGGGAGCGAGCTTCGCTATCAAGCCGACGGGACGACTCCTGTTCATCTTTGACTGGTTCCAGCCGTCGGGACAGGGATTTAGCACGGTTGACAGTTATCTCAACACTCCCAACATTACCAACGGTCTCACGTATGATGAGATTCCCTACTACACGTCCGTCTCTACGGGCGCGGTCGTATCGCTCCGCGACGTGCTAGACTTCCGCCCGGAGCGGACGCATCAACTCATCATTGCCGAGGCGAACACCGTGTTCTCCGCGAACAACGCGGACTTGGCTCGCGGCGGGAACAACTTTGGAGAGGATACGTATCTGACCGCGACGGACGACCCGTATCTCGTCCCAACGTCAGACGACGTGTGGATCGGCGGCTACCAGTATTACCTTGGACGCATTGACGTAGTGAGCTTGTGCTACGACGGACAGTTCACCGTCACCGAGGGACTGGACGCACTCAAGCCCGTACCTCCAAAGGACGATACCGGGGATCTCCCGCTGTTCAAGCTCACGATTCCACCTTACACGCTCGTAGATGCGAACGGAGTCCCGACCTCGGTACTCCTGTCCACCTACGCTTACAAGCGTTTCACGATGAACGACATCTCCAAGGTGGAAGACCGTGTCGCGCACTTGGAATACTACACCGCGCTCAACTCACTGGAGACGATCACTCGGGACCAGAACGAAGAGGACGGAGAGGGCAACGAGCGGTTCAAGAACGGCATCCTAGTGGACAGCTTGCACGGGGGTGACGTGGCTGCGATTGACGACGCGAACTTTACCGCGTCCATCGACCACCTCAACCGGGAACTCAAGACGGGATTCCGGACATTCGCGCTCGGATTCTCACCAGACTTCGCGCACAGCACGACAGCGAACATCGTCATCGTCGGAGACATGGCGACTATCGCTTACACGACGACTCCGTTCATCACGCAGAATCTCGCGACAACCGCAATCAGCGTGAACCCGTTCAACATCGCAACGTTCTACGGGAACCTCAAGCTCCTGCCGACTGTGGATACATGGAAGAACACCACCACGATGCCCGCGCAGGTCATTGACAACGGTGGACCAACGGAAGCATGGGTTCGTGCGAACATGCCATCCTACACCGTGTGGGGTGAGTGGGAACAGACGTGGTCGGGAACGCAGACCAGCACGTCTCGCGAATACTCAACGCCTCCAGGCTGGACGCCAGAGAATCACCCATGGCGCTCCATGACGGAGACAACGTATCAGGATACCGAGACAACGACTCAGTATCAGCGCCAGGGCACGACGTTTGAATACTACGTGACGACGCAGCAGACCTCCCTTGGCAACAAGGTTGTGGATACGTCCATCGTTCACAACGTTCGCGCACGCGACATCGTGTGGCAGTGCACCGGCGTCAAGCCGGGTGCGAACATGCACCTGTTCTTTGACGGGGACAACGTAGACAACTACATCCAGAGTGCGGACGTTCTCCAGCTTGAGGGTATCACCGCTCCGGCTGTTGCGCCATTCTTCCTTGGTCAGACAGTCTACGTCCAGAAGGCTATCAGCGGAACGCACGCGACGACAATCAACACGACGGGATTGGTCGGAACGAACAGCAAGTATGAGTTTGAGTTGATTGCGGGACAGTTGCTCCACATCGTTCTCGTCAACCAGTCGTTTGATGCTTACGTGGAAAGCGTGACCTCTAACACGGTTGCGACACTCAACATTCCGGCAACGTTCTCGTTCGCTGGAGCAACCATCTACACGCGCACCCCGTTCACCGTCTCTGACGTGTCGGAACGTCTGGACGGAGCGAACGTCGTCTACACCGTGTCCATCGTCCGTGCCAAGCGCGATGCGAACATCGACCAGGCGCGTCCTTACATTCCAGTCGCGGGAGCGGCCGGGGTGGACGTGCTTGTCAACGATACGGGATACGGTGGCGCAGGATTCACCGCGGGATGCACGCTCATCGCTCCCCCGAATCCGCTGTTGGGAACGACATCCATCACGGGTTACGCGGTCGCCAACGCAGTGTGCAAGCACGGTGTGGTGCGCGGATGGAACAGCACAACCAAGGCGCTCCGTCTGGAGATCGATTCTCCAGTCATCCCGGTCAACACGGAAATCCGCATCGTCGGAGGTCCGGGCGCGGGACAGTCTACGACGACTGCCAACCAGTCCGGCGCGACTGACCAGACGGTGCTCGTCGGATCGCTGGACAACGTGGTGGTCGGCGAGTCCATCTACAGCGTCGGCCCAATCCGGACATCCGGATTCGCGACGACAAGCGAAGTCGCTCCACATGCCGGAACATGCTCAGGCGCGTTCCACATGCAGGAAGCACAGTTTGCCGTTGGCAACAAACTCGCCCGGATTTGCGACAGCGCGAACAACAA